GGCAAATTTATACCTATTGACGTTAAGTCAACAACTACAGCATATACTCGCACTGACGGATCCATAATGCTAAACATCAAAGTATGCCGCAGAGAAGATGGTGTTTGGCAACTTGGTTATAACCATCAGACCAAAGAAATTCATTTTCCAGAAGGGTTTTGGGAGGAAAACTGATGGATATTTTATCTGCATTGAAGGGTGATTTTAAGATCTTCCTTCAAGCGTTATGGTCACAACTAGACCTCCCATCCCCGACACGAGCACAGTACGCTATTGCTGATTACCTTCAACACGGTCCTAAACGTCTACAGATTCAAGCATTCCGAGGAGTCGGTAAGAGCTGGATCACTGGAGCGTTTGTGCTTTGGACTCTATTTAATAACCCAGAAAAGAAGATCATGATTATCTCCGCTTCCAAAGAGCGTGCAGATAACATGTCTATCTTCCTTCAGAAGCTGATTATTGAGACACCTTGGCTAAGTCATCTAAGACCGAAGTCGGATGATGCCCGGTGGTCTCGTATTAGCTTTGATGTTGCCTGTAGTCCTCACCAAGCACCATCAGTCAAGTCAGTCGGTATCACGGGTCAGCTAACTGGTTCTCGTGCAGACCTGATGATTCTTGATGACATCGAAGTGCCTGGTAACTCGATGACCGAGATGATGCGGGAGAAGCTTCTTCAGTTGTGTACAGAAGCTGAGTCTATCTTAACACCAAAGAAAGATAGTCGTATCATGTTCCTAGGTACACCCCAAACTACCTTTACCATTTACCGTAAGTTAGCAGAACGTAACTACAAACCATTCGTTTGGCCAGCACGTTACCCACGTAAACTATCTAACTACGAAGGACTCCTTGCACCTCAAGTACAAGACGACATCGAAGGTGGTATTGAAGCTTGGAGTGTAACAGACCCCGATCGTTTCTCTAACGAAGACCTGGTAGAACGTGAAGCATCCATGGGTCGTAGCAACTTCATGCTACAATTTATGCTAGATACCAGTCTTAGTGATGCTGAGAAGTTCCCACTTAAGATGCAAGACCTGATTATTACAGCAGTTAACCCTAAGGAATGTCCAGATGCTGTTGTATGGTGTTCAGATCCCAGTAATGTCATTAAAGACCTACCAACTGTTGGTCTACCTGGTGATTACTTCTACTCACCACAGATTATGCAAGGTGATTGGTTACCATACACTGAAACTATCTGCTCAGTAGACCCATCAGGTAGAGGTACAGATGAAACAGCAGCTACCTTCCTTTCTCAACGTAATGGTTTTATCTATCTACATGAGATGCGTGCATACCAAGATGGTTATAGCGACGCTACCTTGTTAGACATCCTTAGGGGTTGTAAGAAGTACGGTGTTACTAAACTCCTTATTGAGACAAACTTTGGTGATGGCATTGTCGGTGAACTCTTTAAGAAACACCTCCAACAAACTAAACAAGCTATTGACATCGAAGAAGTACGTGCTAATGTACGTAAAGAAGACCGAATCATTGATACCCTTGAACCTATTCTAAATCAACATAAACTGATTGTCAATAGAGCAGTTGTTGAATGGGACTTTAACTCTAATAAAGACGCAGCACCTGAAACACGACTACTCTACATGCTCTTCTATCAGATGAGTAGAATGTGCCGTGAAAAGGGTGCAGTAAGACACGATGATAGACTCGATAGCCTAGCTCAAGGTGTTAAATACTTTACAGATGCCCTAGCTATCTCAGCTTATGAGACAGTCAAACTACGTAAACAAGAAGACTGGAATGATATGCAAGAAGCTTGGTTAGATGACCCTCAAGCAGCTGCTTCTCACATGGCATTTGGCTTTAATTTAGATCAACGTAGACAAGCAAGACAACTAGCTGGTAAAAGTTCAATCCCCACCTGGGTTTAAGGGCAATCCGCCCCGTATACAGGGGAAGGGAAGGGTGGACCCAACTCCTGCGGGAGGAATAATCCAAGACAAACAAGTTGTCTTGTTCTATTCCTCTCTTTCTTTAATGAACAGTGAGGGAACAAAAGACAAAGATCTCCCTCTTAGTTCATTCATCTACTCTACTGACTGAATCTTGTGAGTACTGATTCTTTCCATCTTTCTGAATCCTGTCACTACTGATACTACTGTATGCATACCGCCACCCTAGTACACATCACTCCTAACTCTGAAGAACTTATAGCCTATATGGCAAGAGTATCTAATCCCTTTAATCAAAACAACACTGAGACTAGTGCTCGTTTGATTAAGTACCTTATTGATCATCAGCATTGGTCACCGTTTGAAATGGTTAATATGTGTGTAGAGATTAATACCACACGGAGTATAGCAGCACAGATTCTTAGGCATAGGAGTTTTAGCTTTCAAGAGTTTAGTCAACGGTATGCAGAAGTAGCAACAACTCCTGTTATCCCTCAACTACGGAGACAAGATCATACAAATAGACAAAATAGTATTGATGATCTGGATGATGTGTTAAAGAAGAACTTTCAGTTTCGTATAGGGTCACTGTATTCCGACTGTTATGGGTTGTATAAAGAACTGGTAGCAGCTGGGGTAGCTAAGGAGTGTGCAAGAGAAGTACTACCACTCTCTACACCGTCTCGATTGTATATGAATGGGTCTATTCGGTCTTGGTTGCATTATTGTGACTTGAGGACTAGTAATGGTACTCAGAAAGAACACGCACAGATAGCAGCACAAGTACAGGATATTCTGTATAAAGAGTTGCCAAGCGTGTGTAATGCTATGTGGGATAAAGAATGAAGCGATTAAATAAGGCTAAACGCTTCATAAGAGGGGTCTAGGAGGCTCTGTATGGGGTTTTAGGTGTTGATTAGTGTCATTGCACGTGTTGGACATTTAAAGCCCTTTACAGGTCATTCTGAGAGGGTTTTAGTTTTTAACAGAAATTTCTCAAGCCTTATACTACGTTGGAGCAACGACGCAACCCCCCGGTACCCACCCCCTGATTGCACGTAACGCGCGTGCCCACCCCCGCATGATGCACGCATGTACGCGCGTTTTTTCATGTCCAGAGTATCTGCATCAGGCACAGGTACGCTGGACACAGATGCACGGGCAGGCGCACACGCACGCAGCCAGGCAGCACCTATGCGGCACCACGCATAACCACATCTCACACATCTGTTCAGCCTCCCCTTGATACGAATCCGTAACACCAGTCATACCAAGGGATCTGCCCTGCACTGTGCCACTTTCTCCAACTGTCCACTTGACTCCCAGGCTGCCAGGGGCTATGTTGTGTTCACAGCTGAGGGGAAGACCGGTACGCCACCGGATATACTTCCTTTCAGCTGGTCACCTAGTAAACCGCCAAGGCGGAGCTGAACAGTGACAGACCAACAAGTGCCACACACCACTTGACAACCCGCCACTCACCGGTTATAGTGAGTACACGAACCAAGGACGCACCGCCTTTGGTTCAGAACCTAGACAACCGAATAAGCACACCGTTAGCGGAGCAACCGCTAGGTCTCGACAAGCAGCATGGGTCAGTGACTGCGAGGTGTGGTAGAGTACAGCACAGATGGCGACTAGCCGTCACCCGCCGAGCCACAGGCGCAGACATAAATTAGATCATGGCCGCCCGGATAGAGCCTAAGCCTCTGCTATACCCCGATGATGAGGTATACTACGCTTAGGCCATCATGAGTCTGATACTGAGGTGGAAGCGATACTCAGAGACTCACCAATCCACTTGTCTTTTAATTATGTTCAGCTTCAACGTTACCAACCGTACTTCCGGTGCTATCGATTGCCTGCTTGTCGATCCTGCCCGTGGCACTGCTTGTGTCGTATTCAAGAATGGGTATAGCTATGCTTACCTCAACGTAAGCCGTCGTGCTATTCTCAACCTACTTGCTAACAAGAATATGAGCCTAGGTTTCTGGGTTAATGAGAACCTGGTCAACGCTAAGCGTACCTTTGAGTGCTCACTGAACTACGCTTGATTAGCACTCGTTAGTTACACTCTCCCATCACTTACGATGGGTTTCTGTAGCTTACCTGCTACACATGTCCCTTGCTTTACACAAACATGACGATGCATGATGCATTGACTGCACGCTTCACTGATGCAGATGAGATCAAAGACGTAGCTATGTATGGCTGCTCTGGTGGTGTCTCTGGGTTTATCTACTACTCTGAGAATGAGAAGTTCTTCGATGAGTATGAGGATGAGATCTATGATTACCTCAACGATTGCGAGATGTCTATGGTTGACTTCGCAAAC